TAGATCCATTCAATACAATCAATATAGAAAGTATAACAGTAGCACCTACTAGAACTGATAGTAATTCAGGACCAGTTAGTGGTGAAAGAATGCTATCAGTATATTCTATGGGTCAAGTGTTAGGACCATATGGTACTGCTGACAACACATATGCAACTGCTGACCAAAATCCTGAATTACCAGGATTTACAGGAACAGAACCATATGGCCCAAATACTATGGACTATCGTGCTGACTGTGATCCTAGATTCCAATATATTGCACGTAGTAGCCCAAGAACATTTGGTTATAGCACTGGTTACCTAGATGGTACCGGTGAAGCACCTAACGGCATTCCAACTGGAGCAGGTATTAGTTTCCCACAGAATCCGCAAGTTGGTGATTATTTCTTACGTATAGATTATTTCCCTCAATTATTATATCGTTGGGATGGCAGACTATGGGTACGCATATCACAGAACGTTAGAACGCAAACTGGTATGACAGCGGCCGATACGTCACAGATGTCCGGATTTATTAATAACTATAATGAGACACAATTAACAGATGGCACATATGTACCAGAGCGTCAAGCATTGTCAACTATATTAACATTGGCACCAGATCCACTACCCCCACAACCATAAAGAGTATACATGGCAAAATTTTTCTATGACAATCAGATACGCAGATTCTTAATACAGTTTGCAAAAATCTTTAGTAACTGGGAAGTTACTAAAGGTAAAGATCCTGCAGGTAATGAAATACTTGTGCGTGTACCAGTTATGTATGGTGACAGTAGTAGACAAGCAAGTACGATTCTTGCAAATAACAGTGCAAGCAATCTTCCTAGTGCTCCGTTAATAACTTATTATATCAGTGGTTTAGAATATGACCAAAGACGTACACAGGATCCTACATATATTGATAACATAAGTGTTCGTCAACGTTCATACAATAGTGAAACACAAAGTTATGAAACAGTGCAAGGTCAAGCATTTACAGTTGAACGACAAATGCCTGTACCATATACACTTAGAATGACAGTAGACTTCTGGACTACTAACTATAATCAAAAATTAGAATTAGTTGAACAGTTAGGTACATTGTTTAATCCTGCATTAGAAATTCAAAGTACAGATAACTTTATTGATTGGACAAGTTTGAGTGTGGTATATCAAGATGGATTAACATTTAGTAGTCGTAGTATACCCCAAGGTACAGGTAACCCAATTGATGTATTGAGTTGGAAATTCTACATGCCTATATGGTTAAGTACAGCGGCTAAACTTAAGAAGTTTGGTGTTATTGAAAAAATCATTGCAAGTATATTTGCTGGTCAAGCACTTACTGATATACAAGATGAAGATTTATTATTAGGCACAAGACAAAAGATTACGCCATATGGTTATAAAGTATTACTAATAGGTAACACATTACAAATATTACCACAGGCAGTTGCATTCTACCCTAGCAATCAGGATTTAAGTCTGCCGGCTAACCCGAACACAGATATATATTGGTCTAGTGTATTAAATGTATACGGTACAATTAAGCCCGGCATCAGTCAAATTTGGTTGCAGAATCCATATATGGATACTGATATTGTAGGAACAATAGTACCCGACCCAGTAGATGATAGATTATTAATATACAATATTGACCCAGATACATTACCACAGAACACATTGAATCCAGTTGATGGAGTAATCAATCCTCAAGTGACAGGGCCAAATTCTGGGTTGCCCGGTCCTGTTAACGGTCGCAGATATCTTCTTGTTGAAGATATAGGTACTGACGGAGAAACAACAACTGCATGGGGAAATTTAGTTGCACATGCCAATGATATTATTCAATTTAATGCCAGTACTATGGAATGGGTAGTATCATTTGATAGTACTACTACAACTGCTGTAACATTAGAATATGTAACCAACTTAGCAACTAATGTGCAATATCGTTACGTAGATAATACATGGATGAAAAGCTATGAGGGTTGGTATAATGAGGGAGATTATTCTATCGTAATTTGATTTGTGATAAATCATTATATGAAGAATCAATCTGCTGGTGTTTTCTTTTATAGCAGTAAAACACAACGTTTTTTATATTTACTTAGAACCGATAATAGAAATCCGGGTAACTGGGGTATTCCTGGCGGTAAAATAGAAAACGGCGAAACTCTTTTTGAAGGCATAGCTAGAGAGTGTGAAGAAGAAATAGGGATGTTTCCTAATAATGCCAAATTAATACCTATACAAAAATTTATCAATAACAGTTTTACATATCATACGTTCTTTTGTGAAGTTTATGATGAATTCATTCCTGTATTAAATGAAGAACATTGCGGATATGCTTGGGTAGGTGGAAATCAATATCCCAAGCCATTACATCCCGGATTGTTTAGTACAGTCAACTTTGATGTTGTGCAAGAAAAATTAAATTCACTTACAAAAAAAGAGACCTAAGTCTCTTTTTTATTTTAACAATTTTGCTACGGTGTCAAATCCTAGTGATCCTATCACTATGCCTGCACCCATCATCATCCATCTCCACTTTTCTAGTGCAGAAACTTTTGACCCTAATTCCTTATGAGCGGCAATATCTTCGTTACGCATACTATTTAGAAGTGTTCTAGTTTCGTCTGCGTTACGGTCAAGACATTCATGCATCTCTTTCAGACTAACTTTGATCTCGCTGACATCTAATTCAATATTTTTAACTTGAATTTGAAGTACAGCGATTTCAGTTTTAGTAGTTTGCGCTGGCATTTTAATAGTTGTCATTATGCACTAGCGATTTGTACCAATGAGTATGGTTGACCTGCATCTGCATTTGCGGCTGCGGCTGTATTGAATGTTACATATACTGGTGTAGCATTAGCAAGTACAATATTACCTGTAGCAATCGGACCTGATGTAGCAGTAAACAACTCGCCTGTGTGGTCAGAAAGACTCTGAACTGTTTGAGTAGCACTGTTAGCATATGTGGCTAGAATACGCATTGTGTTTGGTGTTAATGCTGTATTAGCAACGTTAGCCAATAAACATTGCGATGTTAAACCACTAGTAGCACCTGTTACAAGATACTTCTGTTTACCTTTTTGACGAACGATGAAACCTGCTTCGTCATTTGCGTAAACAAATGCGGCGCCAGTTGAGGCAACTGCGGCGTTTGCAACTAGTTCAACTACATCTTGTTGTGCATCAGGTGTGCCCGTAGCATCGGACAAATCAACTTCTGCTCCGGCTAATGTTGATGAAACAGTAAATGCAGTTGCGTTAGCAATTGCTTTAACAAAATAAACTTGACCAGATACTAGACCACCCAAGTTAGCAGTAAATCTTACTGTACCATTAGCAAACAATGTCTGAGCATTACCGGTAGTACGAATGATGTTACCAGTGTTGTTTGTGTTAGCAACAGCAATTGCTGTCAAGCCGCCAACGGTGTTAGCAAAACCTATCGTAGTGTAGTCTGTACTACCGTTGATGTTTGCACTTGCTACTTGAATAGCAGAACCTACACTTAGTGCGTTTGCCAAATCAGTACCAATACCAGTTACGTATGCAGTGTCTGTAGCAGAGTACAATGTACCTGTACCATTAACACCAATAGCAACTTGTGCCAATACTTGTTTACCAATAATAGCAGTGTTACCACCAACTACTGAGTAAGTGTTTGCATTTGTTGCTGGGAAACCTGTCCCACCAATTGGGTTATTGAAATAAGCATCAACTACACCAACAGAAGCTGATACTGAACCGCCAGTAGTGTCAGTTAGTGTAACTGCTGTGCGAGATGTATTTGCGCTTAAGTCAGTAGCAGATGCGGTAAAGTTATTAGCATCAATAACTGTTAAAACGTAATATGTTGTATTAGCTGTTAGACCACCAACTGTAGTAGCTACTGCGAATGGCATACCTGCAATAACACCATTAGTTGTAAGACTTTGAGATACTGTAACAGCACCTGTTGCCGCTGTTGTATCAGTGATTGTTAAGACTGCTTGAGCCTTTGCGATTTTTAGAGGACGTCCCATTTGATTTTCCTTTGTAAAATTAGCGGGTTCTAGCCGCTACGCAGTGGGTTACTGCATAAACTTGCCGAATGCAAGTGTATTATATATTTATCTAAAATCTGTATTATTGAGTGCCTGTATTAGCGTGAGGCATACCAAGTTCACT